ACTGAGAATGGCGTATTGTTTGCAGATGCTAGATGGGCTGAGAACGGTACTACAGACCCAATCAGTGATGAAATTACAACAATTAAAACATTACTTACAAGTGATTACTTGGATTTAGATGCACCTGCGAGTAGTTTATACCCAACAGGAACTATCCTTTGGAATACTAGACGCAGTGGTTACACAGTTAAAGAATTTAAATTAAATTACTTTAATGCATTGGCATTTACTGGTGTATTACCAACCGAAAAAGGTACATGGGTTAATGCTTCTGGTCTTAAAGACAACGGCGAAGCGAATATGGGCAGATTAGCACAGCGTTCTATTGTTATTAAAGCAATGAAAGCAGCAATCGATACCAACACTGATATTCGTGAAGAGCAACGTGTATTTAACCTAATGGCAACTCCAGGGTACCCAGAGTTAATGGTTAACATGGTTGCACTAAATAACGAACGTAATAATACAGCGTTCATTGTTGGTGATTCACCATTAAGACTTAAAGAGTCAGGAACAGACCTTATTAATTGGGCAACTAATAATAGCGGAACTGGACTTGCAACGGGTGATGGTCTTAATGTTAATGATTATTATCTTGGTGTATTTTACCCAAGTGGAAAAACAACTGATTTAAGTGGCACGACGATTGTTGTTCCACCAAGTCATGCGATGCTTAGGACAATAATTAGAAGTGATGACCAATCATATCCATGGTTAGCACCTGCTGGCACTAGACGTGGTAACATTGATAATCTCAGTGCTATTGGGTTTTTAGATTCAGAAGGTGAATTCTCACAAACTGCAATTAGACAAGGTTCACGAGATACTTTATATGAGAATAGTGTTAACCCACTAACTTTCATTCCAGGTACTGGACTTGTTAACTACGGCAACAAAACTACTAAATCAGGTTCAGCGCTTGATAGAATCAATGTAGTTAGGTTAGTATCATATATCAGAATGATGGTTGATTCACTCGCTAAGCAGTTCTTATTTGAGCCTAATGATAAGTTAACTCGTGACGAACTTAAAGGTTCTATTGAGAAGATAATGAATGACCTTATCGCTAAGCGTGGGTTATATGATTACTTGGTAGTATGTGATTCAAGTAATAACACACCTTCTCGTATTGACAGAAGTGAGTTATACGTTGATATCGCCATCGAACCAGTGAAAGCAGTTGAATTTATCTTTATCCCTGTTCGAATTAAGAACACAGGTGAGATTAGCAACGGTTCGTAAGACTTAAAAAGTTAAGTTAAATAAAAAGCACCCTACGGGGTGCTTTTTTAATGGGAGAACCAATCTGATATTGATGGTTTGTTGATTCTCTCTGTTGCTAATTCAAAGTATTCTTTGTTTAATTCAATCCCTACAAATTTACGATTTAATTCTTTGGCAATAATTCCTGTTGTTCCTGAACCCATAAACATGTCACCAACTGTATCACCAACTTCCGTTGTCAACTTGATAAAAAACTCAGGTAAGTAACTTGGGTACACTGCGGGGTGTTCTATATTTAAGTTGGACGAACTTCCTGTAATTACATTAGATGGTCTAACCATGTCGGTTGAAATGCGCTTACTCATATTCATACCACTGCCGTTGGTGGAAAGATTCCTTCCGATGTTATTTCGTTTCTTCTCTTGTTCTAAATTCTTCGACGTTGATTTGATTAAACACTCATTTGGAAAGAATTTATAATCATTCGTTTTAGTGAAATGATATATTCTCTCCCATCCATCCTTCAATCGCTTTTTACTACCTGTTGGGAATGGATTAGTCTTATTCCATATAAATTCATCAACGAATCTAAATCCTAATTCCTCTACCATATGGATTACTAATTTATACACGTATAAATCCCTTTGTCCTTTGTGGCAGTGCTCTTTGATATTGAAAAAGAAACTACCATCATGTGACATTGTTCGTTTTATCTCAGATAGCATCGGTGAAATCCACGATATATAATCATTGGACTCTGCGCCACCGTAGTCTCGTTGTTTTGCGTATGGTGGTGATGTTATCCATGTATTAACCGAATCATTGGTTAGTGTTTTTAAAACATCTAAACTATCACCATTGTATAAATCAACCAAACCACTTCTCCAATGATTCGTATTGTTTAAATTGTTCTATGTTCTTCTTGTTTATCACGGCATTATCGAAGTTGAATTCAGGTTGCTCAATCTCTACGTAACCGTTGGTAGTTTGTTCCTTCCATTTTAAATCTGTTATCTTCGGATAACCTGAGTTCAATTGCCATTCTATGTTATTTTTAAGTAACCGTTTTCCTTTATTATTTAATGGGTACATATATCTGAACATTAGACCCTTGATTCGCCTCATGCCAATCTTATTGATGTAATCGACAGTTGGCCAAAATAGTTTTTCTTTATCCCACTCGGTTGTTTCTCTTAACCAATCTGCATTGTCTTTGAGAACACCCTTCATTGACCTAGGATGTACCTTTTCGCCTGTGTTAGTCATAAATGAGTCTGTCCAATAACTACCACCGTACCAAAAATTGAATGCTTGGTACACATATCCAGGTTTTCCCATAATTCCATCAGCCATTGTGTAAAGTAATGAAACATCAGGTCTGTTTTTCTTAATCCATTTGACTACTTCTTTTAACATTTGGGTTTCTGAATTTCTTGGCATTTCCTCGGTCATGCACATTTTCCCAATTTCAAGATAGTCAATGGTATCGAGTGATGGGAATAGTTTCTTTATTGTGCCTTTTGGTTGTGTACCCCAACCCAATGTAAGCACCCCAACTAATTCATCATTTAGATGGATGCCCAAATAATGCTTAGTTAGTCTTGGGAATATTGGACTATAATGCAATCGTTGTGTGAATAGACCCGCTTTGCTTTTATGAATAACTCTAACAGTGAATTTACCCAAACCAATCTCCAAGCGCATTTTCCTCTTCGTACTTCACGACATCACCATTAGGGTCTACTTCATTCATTCTAGTGTTTGGTTCAGATGAACATTTGGGACACACGTACGTCTTTTTAAAACGATTATCAGTGACTGTGCCTTTACCATTACAACATGAGTACACCGATGTTTTATCAAGGCTTGGGGACTCATCAATGACATCCAATAAACATTTTAAATTCTTATCTAGTATGTAGCAGTACCTGTGTTTTCTAGTTCTAGAAATCCAAACACCATTCGTATCCTTTGTTTCACCACGTGGATTCACCTTACCATCCGATGCTCTGAAGAAATCACTTTTAGGGGTTGATAGTCCATAATAGTTAAAGTTACATACTTGGTATATAGAACCAACGTGTCTACTATCATCTGCTAGTGTTATTACTGCTCGTATACTGTGGTTACGCTTCAATAACTTCATGCTATTGCCTAAAAGGAATGATGTTGCATTAGTACCATTTAACTCAGGTAATAAGCACAAGCGACTTAATTCAAGCACACTCATGTCGGTATTATCTAAACCGAACCAACCCTTTAGTGCAACGTTTCCTTGTGGGCTTGAGAATGTAGCGACACCAACTAATTCCATATCGTAGAATAGTCCATATGAAAACATAGCAAAGAACTTTGCCTTTCCTAAGTAGTGATATTCAGATATAAAGTTGTACGCAATTGATTTTGATATTTCTCTAATCTTGAATATCTGTTTTGCTTTTATTTCTCTATTTTTAAACGAATCAAAGTCTAATGATTTTTGATTATCATCAGACCCGTTAGAGAAGAAATCACTAATCCCCATAAGTTTATAACATTACTCGGTTCATCAATGCCTTAATAGAAACTAAACATAGAACTGACGCATTGTCATCGCCACCATTTATAATTTTGGGTGCCATTTCTATAATCATTTCTCTTAGTTTGTCGGTCTTGAACATCAGTGTGCAGATATGCTCATCATTCTTAATTAAGTTATGAACCCATATATCTGCTTCTGTTGTTGCTAACCCTGATGGTTTACCACGGCATGCAAGTTCGATTGCAATATTACCTGTTCGGTGCCATTGGTCACGTTCTGATTTAACTTCAGATTTGGTAGCACCTGAGAATATGTTATCAATGTATTTTTCCCATTGTTGTCCCCAATTGAGGTCGATGTCAAATTTTCTTAGTACATTTATATCTTTGCTTTCATTTAATGCCATGTTTCTCCTTAATCAAACCATTCTTTTAATGTTGTTATAACTCTATTCTTTGCTATATCAAAATATGTTTCGTCTACTTCAATGCCGATGAAATTTCTATTTAAGTTGTTACATGCAATGCCTGTTGTTCCACTCCCCATAAAAGGGTCTAGTACCAAATCATTTATGTTTGACCATGACTTTATATGTCGTGTTGGTAACTCCAATGGGAATACAGCAGTATGTTCAGTTTTATTTTGTGCAACTGCCATTTGCCATATAT